AGTTCATCCTTTTCTTCAATTACAGGTTTTAAAGAACTATCTATTTCTAATTCGTAACCACGTTCATAACAAAACTCTGCAACTCTTTTTAATAAACCATAGGGAATAGTTTGTGAACGTGAATCGTACAAACGTATTTTACCGTCCCAAAGCTTGTTTCGAAAAGCGGGCATAAATTTGTATCCCTCCGCATAGAACGTAAAGTATTCTGACAACTCCATCAATATTCCTGAGTCATCACATCTAAGTAAAACCTTAGACTCATCTTTTTTGTATGCTTTAATCATTCAATGTTTCTACCCATTGTTTACCACGTTTACCTTCATAGCATTTTAATCTTACTAGCATTTTTGGATTGTGACTTTTTATTTTTTCAAGCCACCAATCAAATGGCTTTACAGTACAATGCGCGTTTTCACCAGTGCTTAAATGGGTTACTGCTGGTATTACGCATATGCCTATGTAAACAAATTTATTGGCGTGTTTAAATTTATAAGAAAGTATTTCATCTATTTCATCTTCTGGTATATGTTCCATAACATCAGTCGAAAATATACCATCGAAATTAGTGCTAGGTAGTGTGTTAAATTTTTCTATGGCTGGATCGTATAAAGTAGGCATAACACCAAATTTTTTTTCTACGCTTTTATCTTTATATCTTATACCTTTTCCACAACCAAAATCTAAAAGTGTTTTTGTTGAAGTCCTATTTATCAATTCAGCGATTTCTTCTACTCGTGTATCAGTTAGCGAATTACCATAACCTTTATGTTGGTCATGATGTATTTTATATAAATTTACCTTAGAATTTTTCATTACATTCCAGAAGTAAACTTCTTAAAGTCTAAAATATTTTTCACGTGGGTGTGCCTCCATCTAATGTTACCCATTATTTCTTCAAGGGTTTCAATTACTGTTTTATGGTAATCGATCTGTGCTTTTATTTTTACAAGATCTTCATCAGTATCGTAATACATATCCATGTCGCTTTTTAATGGTTTAGTCATACCATCGAATGGATCGTATTTCCAATTACGTTTATCCATATCTTGTTGCGTCATCTTTCCATTATAATAAAGCCACTTATCTTTTTTAGTAGCATCTAACTCCATTTCTTTTTTCTTTAGTTGGAGTTTTGCCATTGAATATAATTCAAGATATTTGGCGTGTAATTTAGAAGACTTTAAAGTTTCTTCGTCAAGGCATACGTCATCGATAACGACGTCCTTTTTCCACATAATTAAAATTTCATCAAGTGTCATAATATAATTATTTATTCTTATTTAATAATACTAAATGCGTTATATCTAAATGTTACGTCTGCTTGCAAATATTCTACATCTGTTAATTGTGTACTAAAATCAACACCACCCAATGACGTAGGAAATGCATCTCTAAATTGAAATTGTTTATTTACGTTGTTATGACTCGATAATACTGATAAAATAATATCATGCCTTTCACCTTTTGATTCGCTATTGCGTTTTATCCAATCAAAAATTTCAGTGTAGTTTTTCATATCTTCATCGATTACAAATCTAAGACTCAATGAATCGTATTGAATCGTTTCACTCGGTTGATATGTAATTGTGTTACGAAAATCTTGTTGAACTTCGGAGGATGACACAGTAGGTATACCAAACGATGTTACGAAGTATTCGATGTTTGCAAACTTTTCCCTATTAATAGTTAACTTGAACCCCGTAGGAGAAAGCATATTAATATTACTTGTTAAATTAGATCCGCTCATATATCTATTTATAACGAAAAAAAGAGGAGTTCCGAAGAACTCCTCTTAAGTTAAAGGTTATGAACCTAATTAGGTTTGTAATCCTACGTTGATGTTCTTCACACGGAATGAACGGTAGTAAGGATTGTTTGTACCTAATCCATCAACAGCTTGTGTCAATGGGTTTCCTACAAGACCGTAACGAGTCTTGAATGCGATCTTCGGCTGGAAAGTATTCTCACCAACTGCACGTACCATTGTTAATGGAACGTATGGGCAGTAGAATAAACCTGCGTCGTATGCGTTAGCACCTTTATAACCAACTGTAGCATAGTCAGTTGTTGCATAAGGGTCGATGTACACTTTAAGAGCACCGTTAAGAGTACCAGCAAATGTGTTACCAGTTGCGTCTACATTCAAGTCAGCTCCTCCGAATTCGATCTTACCAGCAGCAGCTAGGGCTGAAGCTACGTTTGAAGAACAGATAACAAAGTTACCTTTTCCACGACGTGTTTCAGTAGCAATCTTATTGGCTTCTTGCTCGATTTGGAAGACAAGAGACTGGAATTTTTCAACTGCCCAGCGGCCATCAGCGTCAGCTACAAGGTCGAAGGCTTCTGTTGAACCAACACCACCAACTTTACCTGTTGTAACGATAGAGCGGATAACTTCACGGTTGATTTCACCAAGAATTTCACCAGACAAGATGTTAGCCAATTCTGATTCAGCGTCAAGGCCGTGAACAGCTTTAAGATCTTGTGCAAGCTCCATTGAGTATTCAGCTTTCAACTGACGAGTTTTCGCAGTTACAGTTGATTTCTCGATAGTGAATCCCATTTCGTTGATTCCAGTAGCAGATTCAGCAGTACCAGTAGTAATACCACCAGCTGTTGCGATACCTGAACCAGGTGAATCAAATAGACCACCAGCTTGTTGTGTAGTTGGAGAATCACCAGAGAAGTCTGTGATTGGCTCGTTAACAAAAGCTTCTGCGTCGCCTGATACGATTGGTGTACCATCGCCAAAACGTGCTTTCATTGCGAAGATAAGGCCAGTTGGTCCAGACATTGGCTGAACACCAGCAACATCATAAGCGATGAGGTTAGGCATTGCACGACGTACAAGTGAGATAAGAATCGGATCAAAAGAATTTGTTCCGCTAAAACCAGCAGCTGCAGCATTCATTTGCGCATCTTCTGTTAAAGAAAAGCTAGAGTGTGCGTTTTGTTCCTTAAGAGCAGCTTCAGTGTTCTCAAGTAACTTAGCAGTAACAGCTTTCTTGTAGCTATCTGTGATAGCTGGAGCATCAGCGTGTTCTAACACGGGTGCCCACTTTTTGATTTCATTTTCTGCGTTTAACATTTTTAAATATTTCCTTATTTAGTTGTTAGAATTATTGTTTTGGGTTATTTGAAACGAGAAAGGTGTTTAACATATTTTGCCATATCTTTAGGAAGCTTAGCTTCTTCAGATACTTCACCTTCTACGATTGTTTTTACTTCAGTTTGTGCGGTTTCTTCCGACTCTGAAAGTGTTTCTGTTGTTGTTTCTGACTCTTTAAAGAATCCTTCTTTGATAGTTGCTACTTTTGCTGCAAAAGTTTCTGCATCAACATATTCAGCTTCTTCAACGAGTGAAGCAAGTTTACCTGCTTGTGTAGATGCTAAATCAACAGATGCTTCAGCGATAATTTTTTCACGCTGTAAAAGTTCAACTTGACTTGCAAGTTCTGCTTTTTCAGCTTCAGCACTAGCGAGAGATTCTTTAATTTCAGTAACCTGTTCTGCAAGTTCATCTACAAGATCAACTTTAGATTCAGGAACTTCAATATAATGTTCAGTGAATACACCTTGTAGTGCATGCATGAAGTTTTCTGTAATCTCTGTGCGTAGTTTATTATCAACAAACTCTTGATTTTCTTCAATCCAAGATTCAACTACAAATGCTAAGTAATCATCGATTTTTTCAACAAGTGACTCACGAACGTAAGCAACTTCTTCTTGTAAATCTTCTGAGTATTGAGCATCAAGTTCTTCTTTGATTGTTTGTACTTTATTAGCAACAGCGGCTTCAAATAAGATAGAAGCTTTTGCTTTGAAGTCTTCAGTCAATTCTTGGTCTGAATCTGCAAGAACTTTAAGGTCGTCAGCAAATAAATCTGCTTCAGTTTCTTCCTTATCGCTTTCACAGTGAGATGATTTAATCATCTTATAAGAAGCCATAAGATCGTCCTTCTTCATTGCCTTAAGTTGACCATACATCGCATTGATGATGTCAGCTTTAGTCGTAGGAACTTCGACTTCGTCTTCTTCTTCAGACATATTAACAGCTTTATAAGCTGAAACAAGCTCTGTCTTTTTCATACCTTTTAATGTATCAAAACTAGCAGCTAGATAACCAGCTTTAGTTTG